GGTCTGCCTGCCGCCACTGTTAAATCAGTCCATTCTTGGTATTTGTCTATTAATTCAGGCATAGTAAAAGTAGATATATTGGACCAACATATGTTAATGCTTCCCATTATTTTCTTACTTTTTATATTGGATATATATTTAAAATTTTTGTCAAACAGAGAAGTGTCGAGCCCAAACCTTACATATTCTGCTTGCTCGTTCCAGCAGTCAATACTACCAACAATACTTGCTTCGTATATTTTGCCATTTTCTGCTAACCCAACTACTCTGTCTATTTTTTCTTGTGCTTTATCTGTTGACAAGTTACTAAAAAAATGTAGACGTAAGTTTTTAAACTTGTCACCGCTATTTTCAATCAAATCTAGTAGCATGTCAGATTGTGGCTGAATAAAAGGTTCCCCACCTAAAATATATAAACTTCTAAGATATTGTCCTTTTTCCTCCAAGTATTCAAATACCTTGTCCAAATATTTTAATTCTTGGAAGTTCTCTTTGCCTGGCAGGCTTGATGGTACCATAAAATTATGGATGTCACCGTATTTTTTATTTTCAGACTCCCATGTACTACTAAAGTGAGAACCACAATAAGTGCATGATAGTTGACAAAGGTTACTAAAATATATTTCAAGTTGCGTTGGAGTAACATGAACAGCATTTGGATCTTTTACTAATTCCATAGGTGATGAAGGTGCATACTCAATTTCGTCATGCAACAATCTGTCACTCATGCCTCCCGCTTGTTCAATTACTCTACAATGCTCACAGCCAAGTTCTGGCCATTCGTTTCGTAACATTTGTAATCTTGCGTGTACTTTTTGGTGAGTATTATGGAAATCAAAATCCTCTGTGATTGGATTATGATCACACCTGTGGCAACTAGCAGTAGTGTTTGTCGTTAGAAAAACAGTACTAAGAGACCATTTTAATCTGCATTGTAGGTCAGATTGTTTTTCATTAATAATATTATTTTTGTGTACTTTTATAGTAGACATATTATTTTACTTTTTGTACTAATTGAATGTTTCTGCGTTTCGTTCTTCGCTGGGCTAGTTCGTTCATACTAACATAAGGACCATGCACTATTTCTACATCTTTAGCCATAAATGTTTTAATGTATGGTTTGAAAGGAGCAAACTCTTTCTTAAGAAAAATATTGATTGGAAATAGCCTATTGGATTCCCACCACCAAACATCTCCTAATTCTAAGAATTTTTGTTTAATTTCCAAATTTGGAAGCAAATCGTAATCGTATATACTAACAATGTTAGCATCTTTGTTTAAGATAATTCCAACAAACTCTTTGTCAGCATACTTAATATAACTTATAAATGGATATTTTTCTGTTAGTTCTTGATAAATGTTAGTCATACGATTTTAATAAATATAGTAAAGGATTTTAATAAAATGCTAGTTACTACAGTCTATTTATATGACCAAATTGTTAACTTAAAAATTAAGGTTGACACTGACAAACAACACTGGGGGTATGAGATGTACAATCATCCGATTAAACTATACAAGGGTATTGATAATACGATACAAATACAAATTAAAAATGATAACCAAAAAACATTAACTATTACAGACAAGACAGTTACTTTTAATGTTTTAAATTCGTCCGATGGAACAAGCGTTTTATTAAGTAAAACAGCAACTATAGTTGACGGAATTAACGGAAAAGTTAAGGTTGTTGTTACCGAAGGTGATTTATTAAACTTAGATAGTCAGTATCTAAACTACTCAGTGAAGGTTGTAGATGGAGAAAATAATCAAATGATTGGTTATGTAGATGGCGCTTATGATGTTATCGGCCAATTACAAATTTTAGATGGTGTATTTCCAGACGTGAAGGATAGTTTGGCATTAAACCTAGCAGACTTCACAGCAAGTGGAGGAACATATACTAGTAATCCGTTAGTAGCAGAATCAAAACTAAACCAAAATTCAGGATTACATACTGCCGCATTTTACGTAAATGGATATAGCGGTGACGTCGTTGTACAGGCTACTCTAAGCGATAATGTTGCTCCAGCACCAACCGACTACTTTGACATTAAAACTGTGACATTGGCCAGTAAAACCGGCATTTCTTATACAAACTGGAACGGTGTATATAACAGAGTTCGATTCGTGCATACTCCTACAGCGGGAAGTATGGAAAAAATTCTATACCGTTCTTGACATATAACCCATAATACTATATAATAGTACTATGAACTTAGTACAGTCAGTTATTATGAATAGTTTGCCAGGAAAGGTAAAGAAAAGTTCTAGTGGCTGGAATTCATTTAATGCTCCTTGTTGTGTACACAACGGCGAAACGCGAGACTCTCGAAGTAGAGGGGGTATTATACTAAATGGCGAAGCAATATCCTATAACTGTTTTAACTGTGGATATAAGACAGGATGGCAACCCGGAAGACCATTAGGCAGAAAACTTAGGCAGTTGATGGACTGGATGGGTGTAGCAGAATCAGAGATTAAACGTCTGGTGCTTACCGCAATACAGTTAAAAGAAACTGCTATTGAACACGGATTAATTGAAGAAGAAGTAGAGATTAATTTTGAGCCTACTGACTTTCCAGAGCAGTGTGATCCATTGCAAAGTGATAATACTCAAATTGTGGAGTATTTGGTAAACAGGGGGTTAAGTATTAATGACTATCCGTTTTACTGGACACCAGTAACAACAGCAAGATTTAACAAAAGAGTAGTTATACCCTTTTTATGGAAAAATAACATTGTAGGCTATACGGCTCGTTTAACAGAGAAAGGCAATCCTAAATACTTTAATAGTATGCCGCAAGGATATGTGTTTAACATTGACGCACAAAAAGATGAGCGTAAGTTCGTAATCGTTACAGAAGGCCCATTTGACGCAATTGCTATAGGCGGTGTTGCTATACTTGGCAGTGATATGAGCGACGCACAGGTAGACTTAATTGAGAGTTTAAATAAACAAGTAATAATGGTGCCAGACAATGATAGTGCTGGTAATAAATTAATACAGCAAGCATTACACTACAAGTGGGATGTAAGTTTTCCAACTTGGCACGATACGTGTAACGATATAAATGAAGCAGTAGTTGAATATGGTAGATTGTTTACTTTAAAAAGTATATTAGACAATGTAGAAACATCAAGTCTTAAAATTAACTTAATGGCAAAGAAAAAAATTAATGAACAACGAGTATAACGCAGAACTACAAAAATTGTATTTAGAAATGCTAGTGGCTAATCCAGAAGCATATGTTAGAGTACAAAATATTTTTAATCCGCAAAACTTTGATAGAAGTTTGCGTCCGGTGGCGAAATTTATAAAAGAGTATGTAAATGAATATAAGTCTTTGCCCGAAGTAAAACAAATAAACAGCAAGACAGGCTCTAAGTTAAGTGTTATAGAAGAGGTTACAGAAGATCATACTAACTGGTTAATGGATGAATTTGAAACATTTAGTAGACATAAAGAACTTGAGAAAGCAATCTTAGACAGTGCTGATCTACTTGAGAAGGGTGACTACAATTTAGTAGAAGCGAAGATTAAGAAAGCAGTACAAATTGGTCTTACAAAGGATATGGGAACAGATTATTGGGATGATCCTAGAGGGAGGCTAATGTCGCTAAAGTCTAATAACGGACAGTTGAGTACAGGCTGGCCAACATTTGATAAGAAATTATTTGGTGGGTTTAACAGAGGCGAACTTAATATTTTTGCAGGTGGTAGTGGTAGTGGTAAGAGTTTGTTTATGCAGAATTTGGCAGTTAACTGGGTGTTAGAAGGTAAAAATGTACTGTACTTTACTTTGGAGTTAAGTGAAGAACTTACAGCAATGCGTGTTGATAGTATGGTAGCCAATATTCCAGCAAAGGAAATTTTTAAAGATCTCGACACTGTTGAGATGAAGATTAAGTTAGTATCTAAAAAGGCTGGAAATTTACAAATTAAATATATGCCAGCACAAAGCAATATTAATGATTTTCGTAGTTATGTAAAAGAACTAAGTGTACAAAAAGGAATAACACCAGATGTTATTTTAGTTGATTACTTAGACTTATGTATGCCAGTAAGTGCTAAAGTAGCACCAAGCGATTTGTTTGTTAAAGACAAGTATGTGGCAGAGGAACTACGTAACTTTGCTAAAGAACTAGACACAGTATTAGTTACTGCGTCGCAGTTAAACAGGGGTGCAGTAGACGAGATTGAGTTTGATCATTCGCACATTGCTGGCGGTATTAGTAAGGTTAATACAGCAGATAACGTTATTGGTATTTTTACTAGTAGAGCAATGCGTGAGCGTGGAAGATATCAAATACAGTTTATGAAAACACGAAGCAGTAGTGGTGTAGGACAGAAACTTGATTTAGAGTTTGATTTGGACAGTTTGCGTATTCGTGATATAGGAGAAGAAGCGCAGTCATATCACAGCAATGATGAAAGTACAGAGTATACTCCAACTGGGTCCTCGACTGATATTTTTAATAAAATTAATAGAAGTGCAACTGTTAGTGGTGGAGATTCCTCAAAAGTCACTGCAGAATCAAGTGGAAGCAAGATTCGATCGTTATTGAACAACATGAGAACCGATGACGAATTATAAATAGTATAAATCAAAAGGATTTTTACTATGAAATGGAATAATTGGTTACAAGCAGACTTTGTTGGCCCAAGAGAATGGGTGTTGACTGAACCACTGAAATTTGAAATAGATAAATTTAGGGTTCCTGATATGGTGCATACACTTTCTGATTGGAGTCGTATGGAACTACAACTAGATGAGACACCAAACACTATTTTAATTACTGCTCCAGTGGGCTATCATACAGATTTAGCATCAGTATCCCGGGCAATGTGGGCGGTTATATCTCCATGGGATGTTGCAAGAGGCGCAGTTATTCATGATGTTTTGTATGGCGCATTGAGAAAATTTAAAGAAGCAGAAAGTTTAGACAAGTTTCATATTGATAGATTACGAAAACAAGCAGACGTAATATTTAAATTAGGCATGAAAGCCGCAGACCCGCGTATTCCAAATTGGAAAATTGCGTCTTGTTATTACTCAGTTAGAGGATTTGGTTGGACTTCTATTAATAAGAAAGCAAAATTTAACAATTAAAATACATAAATACATGTAGAGCGTATATAAAATATGAAACGTAAGACTAGAACTATACTTGAAGAATTAAACACTCTTTATAACGAGAAGAATAAAAGTGCGATTATCGAAAGTCGCGCTATACACATCATTGACAGTGCCGTAAATCTTGTTAACAAGCTTTATGAAAATTACGACCATGATACTGCTTCTGAACTAGAAAGACGCCTCATCAATAGTATACGCGGACAAGATAATAAAAAATTCATTCGTGGTATTCGCAGGGCGGGCGAAAGTGAAGATATCTGATTTAAACGAGGGTAATTGGGATAAAGGCACCAACCCAGACTCTTGGGAAAATAAAGCAGCCAGTAAAGTAGAAAAGTTTTTAAAAGGTGCAGTTGCTGGCGCCGCTAATCTTATCGGATTAGACGATGAAGAGAGCGAAGAACAACCCAACAAGCCAGTAACTAAAAGAAAACCGATCCCTAGCCATGACAGGCCAAATAGAGAAGAAAGATCAAATAGAGAAGAAAGAACATATCGATTCGGGGAAAGCAAGGACATGGCAAAGTGGACATTGCTAGAAGCAGAAGGTAAGAATACACACATGACTCACTTAGAGGATTTAGTATTCTATGAAGGACTTAATGGTGCAAAAAAGGCATTAAATCATCTTGCTAGTGTTGCTGGCATGTTGTCTGGGCACGGCGGTAAGAAAGCAAAAGTAACAACTAAGTGGGACGGCAGTCCTGCTATATTTGCTGGGAAAGATCCAAAAGATGGTAGGTTCTTTGTTGCTACTAAAAGCATATTTAACAAGAGTCCGAAGTTAAACAAAACACCCGCAGATATTAGAAAAAATCACGAATCGCCTGGTCTACAAAACAAACTAATGCTTGCACTCAAGCATTTTAAAAAGTTAGGTATAGAAGGTATTTTACAAGGCGATATTCTCTTTGCAAAAGAGGATTTAAAAACAGAAAAAATTAATGGTGAGAGTTATATTGTTTTCAAACCACAATTAATAACATATGCTGTTCCGGAAGATAGTAAATTAGCAAAACAGATGTTATCATCTGAAATTGGTGTAGTTTGGCATACGCAGTATGTGGGTGGTCCTGAGTTAGGTGATATGTCGGCACAATACGGTCCAGTAGCACCAAAGAGTACAGCAAAAGTTTTTTCAGATGACGCTACATACAAAGATTTAACAGGACTTGCTACCTTAACAGCAAAAGAAACAGATTCAGTAAGACGCGGAATCGAAAAAATAAGTGGTTTGATACAAAAGGTTAATCCTCAGTCGTTTAATAATATTATGAAAAATAAAGAGTTTAAGAAGTTAATTGAACCCTTTGTTAATAGTAGAATTAAGTCAGGTGAAGGCCAAGTATCAAACGCTACGCAATTTTTAAAAGATTTTATAAACTACTACGATGATCGTAAACAAAAAGAGATTGATAAACTAAAAACTGGAATCGACGGGCCTGCAGGTCAGGCTCGCTTAAAAGATATTGAGTCAAACAGACAATTTATTGAGGATAATAGTAATGCTCTTTTAGGAGTATTAGCAGTATATAAACAACTTATCCAAGTTAAGCAAATACTAATTAGAAAACTTAATAGAGTAGAAAGTATTGGTATGTTTTATAAAACAGATGATGGTTATGAGGTTGCCGATCCTGAAGGATTTGTAGCAATTGATAAAATTGGCAATGCCGTAAAGTTAGTGGATAGATTAGAGTTTTCACGAAGAAACTTTTTAGACATAAAGGCTTGGAAATAATGAAATTTATAAAAGATTTAACAGAAGCAAGGGCGTTGCGAACAGAGCGTGGCCTAAAACTTAGTGCAGAACAGGTTGCAGAAAATATTTACTTGTCTGTGCTGTCGCTTCAAGCAATGCGTAATGATCCTAATACCGCAAGACAGGCAGCTGAATATGCAAGAAAGACTTTACAGTATCAAGACTTCAGCAATATTAGACAAACAGGCACCGACCTACACAATTGGGTAGCAGTGTTTAATAATCCTTCAAGATACGAAGCACAAATTGGCCCAGTAGGCAGAGCAAGTATGCCTATCTTACAGTTTAAGCGTTATCTTAGAGACGTAGCACAAGGTAAAAGTAATCCTAACTTTGATAAACAATTCCTTATGTCTTTAGAACGAAACTTGGGAGTTAGTAATGGTGGTTACAGCGCAGTAAGAAGATTGTTAAGTGACTGGCATAGATTATATGGAAGTGAACGTAAAACAAGTTCAACAAGACTGCTTCAAGCATTAAGAGCCAAAACACCTAAAAGTGATTTACGTGGATCATACGAAGGATTTATGCGTAAAGGCGGTTATGAACTTAAAGGTGCTAAGAATCCAGAACAAAGCAACAAGAGCTGGGTAGGCACAGCAGCCGCTATTGGCGCAGGTGCTCTAGTGGGTACTGCAATAGGTAAGTTTATAAAATCTGGAGTTATGAAAGGTGGCCCAGTAACTAAACGTTGACAGTTTAGTATAAATAGTAGTAAATTAGGAGATTAAAAATGGCTTCAGTAACAAGAACAGTACCTGCATCATTTGGTCTTAGCACCAATTTTCTAGGTAAAACATTGGCACACTTAGATATTGATTTTGGCGCAGACGTTTCAGGAAAGCTAGGCCCAGCATCAGCAGTAGCATCTGCCATGGATGCAATTCAAGGCGCAGGCTTTAACATTGTAATTATTGGCGCACTACATAGTGCAGACAATAACCTTTCAGTATGTGTTGAGGGTAACTACGGTACAGATACATACGATGGTTCAAGCAGTGAAACATTGGCCGCCCACTTAGAAGATGTTTTAATTGATTTGGGTATAGTCGATTCTGTAAACTTTGCATCAGCAACAGTAACAGCAAAAACATACGTTCTATAATAGAAAATATACATTTTATTTAAAGGCGGGATAGAAATATCCCGCTTTTTTTGTGACTGAACGGTATAAATACTAGTAACGGTATAGAGGAATCTATACATTACAAGATAAAGGAGATTATAAAAATGGCAGGTTATTCAAACCCAGCATATTCAACAGCACAAGATAACGCAGAATACTTAGGTCGCGACATCACATGGGTATGTTCAACAGGTGGTGATTTCACAACAGATACAGATGCACAACTAGCACTAGAAGCAATTGCACAACATGGTACAATTGAAGTTGTAGGCGAAGTTACAGCAGCTGGCTTCGTAGTAGGTCTTTCAGGTGCACACGCTCACATTGCAGCCGGTTCAGGCACAGTATGGACAGCACTAGAAGCACGTCTAGACGCAATCCAAGCACAAACACTAAGTATTAAAACAGTTACAGGTGTTGGCTTAGCTTAATTTAGCGAAAAATCACAGTTTTTAGCATTGCTGAAAACTATGTACTCAAAAAGCGGGATAGAAATATCCCGCTTTTTATTTGACTAAATAGTCTACACTAAATATAATAGTAGCATATTATAAGGTATACATATGGAAAATGTGAGAGAACACGGATTTACAGGAGCCGGTAGGTTTGGAAGCGGTGTGGGTGAATTCTTTACAGTATATACGTTAATCGACATTACAATGACAGGCGTAGTTGCACAGTATAGATCTAATCTTCCTGCGTTTGTTGATGATGCCAAACAAATTGTCAATAATCAAGAATCTTGGATTAGAAGCCGTGGACAACAAAGCAATTTAGAAACTCTTATACAAACTATTAGTTTACGTGGTAATCCTATGTATATAGAAACTCCACGTAAATATTCTGTGGAAGATGTCACAGACTTAGACTTTGGTTCTTCTTTTAAAAAACAACATGTTTTTTGGGTAACATCCTTTACGGTAGAACAACCAGGACTTTACTTAGAACGCGGACAAGAACACATTCCTGGCTCTGGTTTATTGAACGACTTGGCAAATGTTCCAGTTATTTTAGGTTTAACCGAGTCAGCTAGTATAAAAACACCTATTTGGGACACGACAAGTGCGAAAAACAAAAACATCTACATAACTTCGTCTGATAAACTATCAGTTAATTTTTAATACCTGTTTGCTTAAATACAGTACTAGGCAAAGACTTAGGCTCATTTTAGGCGAAATGAAAAGGCATATTAAAAGGCACATAAATATAGGGCGGGCGGTAGGCATTTGTTGTATTATACATTTAGGAAGGATTTATGCCATCAGAAATTGAAAAGCAGAGCCTTGAGGCACACGTAGAAATTTGCTCAGAACGATACGGGTATCTGGAGGAGAACATGGAACGAATCGAAAGTCGTTTAACTATTATTGAACAACAACTCGATGAAATCAGGCATAATTTACTTATTAGCGAGAAAAATAAATATAAATCAATGTGGGTTTTAAGTGGCTCAGTTATTGCCGCACTATTTTCAGCAGTAATCTATCTATTAACACAAGCTACATTATAAATTATCTAAATGAAATATAAGAAATATCGAACCACTTCGAAGTGGACAAAAGGATTTTGGGATCCTAGTTTGGCACCCCTCTCTTCATCAATTTCACAGTGTGATATATACGAAAATTATTTACAAGATTCCGATCGCACATATAGTTTTGACTTTTTTGATACAGACAGCTTTGTAGCCAATTCGCTGTGGCAGGATAAAACAATTAATTATACCTTTAATGCACACGGTTATCGCGGACCGTCTTTTAATTCTAATAAAAAAATAAAAATAATTACTATTGGATGCAGTCATGTGTTTGGAACAGGCATAGATGACAGTAGTACTTGGGCAGAGCAACTTAAACAATTAATTATGCAATACGACACTGATGACGTAGAAGTGTTTAATCTAGGCACACCGGGTGCGAGTTCTGATTTAAATACAGCACAATTATACCAATTAATAAACGTTATTAAACCAAATATTGTATTTTGGATGCCTCCAAATTGGAGAAGATATGATATTGGAAAAAATTCTCATACATTGTTAGACTCTGGCGATGTTTTTGAAGTGCCGCAAGATCAATTTGAACACGAAACACTAACTGTATTTCCTTCTATCTTAGACTCAGTCGCGATGAGCAAAGATAAAAATATACTTAATTATTCTTTATATGGATCTTTGGACGCTCAAACTAGGTATCAAAATTTTTCTAGAAACTTTTCTATTGTGCGAGATTTGTGCGAGTACAATAATATAAAACTATTTTCTTTTACTAACTTTCATCAATTTAGAAATTTATTTGAGCAAATAATTAAAATGCGTACAGATGATTTGGCTGATATTATTCAGTATTTAGATTATTGTAGTTCATACACCTATGCAAATACTGCTTCCCATTTTTATGATAATCTATCCCAAGAAGAGGCTCTATTAGACTATTACTTAATAAATTCCCAAAAGAATATTATAGCCTATAAATCGTTATATCTTAAACAATTTATGGTTTGTTTTTATAAAGATGTTAATAAAGGAGTTTACAATGAATACCTTGACGGAATTGGAAATGATTCAATGCATCCAAAACTATTAGCCAGAGATAATGCACACAATGGGCACTTTTTTAATACATCTCTAGCCAAAATGTCGTACGATATAGTTAAAGAAGACATCACTAAACTACTAAATACATAACAATGTATTTAGAAGAACTTTATAATATAGCAGAAACAAAAATGGCGTGGCAACGACAAGGTAATAAACTTGTTCGTAAATATCGCTGTACGGCTGGTAGACGCAAGGGCCGTATTGTGGGTAAGCCTGCCCAGTGTTTTGCCGCTCCAGATATTAAAAAGCGTTTTAGATTAAAAATGACTAAAGCAAAATTAGGAGCAAGAATAGCAAGAAAGGCCGCAAGAACAAAGAGAACTAACCCAGCAAGTATTATGAAGCAAAGGTTAAACAAATGAAACTAGCAGAACTATTTACTGAAGCCATGTACCAAGTCGCAGGTCCGGTTAGCGGAGACGAGTTACCACTATTAGGTTCTCAAGGTGACCAAACTGAAATCGTAGTGGATTTACGAGACAAGCGCATTGACATGGACAACGCTAGAGGCATTGTTATTAAACCTAAATACACAGAAGCAGAGCAAACAAGATTTATACAAAAACAAATGCCGCCTGGCACTCCATTTATGGTTGCCCAACCAGGTGGTGGGAAGGCACAATATCAGGTTGTGCGTACACAGGGCAATATGATCATTGCGACAGATCCTAATAGTCCAGATGGTGCGGAAGTAAGAATACAAGGAATGAACTATTACATTGATGTTGATAATTCATCTGGTATGATACACTTTGAAGATGAGAGATCACGAGCAGAAAAGTATAGAGTTATTGGTGAACTTGCACGAAAGAAAGCAACAGTAACCGTAGAAAGTTATGAACTAGAAGAAGGCGAGAAAGACGCTTGCTACCGTAAAGTAAAGTCGCGTTACAAAATTTGGCCAAGTGCTTACGCAAGTGGCGCACTAGTAAAATGTCGCAAAGTTGGCGCAAAGAACTGGGGCAACAAGAGTAAGAAAAAATAAGACCAAACTCTAATGCGTGAATTGTACGATGATACAGAAGAAGATGTATATTGGAAAAACGCAGATCCAGAAGAACTTTGGGTATACGACAAACTAATTTTATCACGCAAACTTGGGTATAAATGTGGTCCTGCGGGAATAGACGTTCCTGATGCAGGATGGTACATTGTTCGTCCCATAATGAATATTGTAGGGCTAGGATTAAATGCTAAAAAAGTACACCTTGTTAAATATACAACGGATCTCAACCCTGGTGATTTTTATTGTGAATGGTTTGAAGGTAGACATTTATCAGTAGATTATGCGTATGGAAAACAAGTTCTTTGTGTAGAAGGGTTTAAGAAAGAAACTACACTTATACAGTGGGATAAATGGGTAATAACGCCTGATAAAATTCCGTTTCCTGGTGTATTGAAACAATTTGCCAATAAACCCAAAATAAACTGTGAATTTATAGGTGGAAAACTGATTGAAGCACACTTTAGATCTAATCCAGATTTTACATACAATAATTCAGAGTTTATTCCAGTGTGGCCTAACCAAAGTACGATACCACCACAAGGATATAAATATATAAAATGTCCAGAATTTAATGGGCGCGTAGGTGCATTTATAAAATGAAAATTAGTGAAATTATTACAGAAAACTATAGTAATTTAGACTGGTGGCCTGATGAGTCCGACGATGCAGATCCAGAGAATCCATATTACGCAGAAAGTGTTAATGAAGACTTAAAGAAATGGTTTGATGAGAAGTGGGTACGCTTTGGCCCTGACGGAAAAATCCGTGGTGACTGCGCTAGGGGAAGTAAAGGCGAGGGCAAGCCAAAATGCTTACCACAAAAGAAAGCACACGCATTAGGCAAGAAGGGTCGTAAGACAGCTGCCAACCGTAAGCGTAGGAAAGACCCAAACAAAAACAGAAAGGGTAAAGCAAAAAACGTTGCTACAAAATAACTATGAGAGCAACAGAATTTATAAACGAAGCAGTAGGCATTATTACAAAACAAAACGCTACAAAAGACGCTCCAATTGGAAGCGAGTTTGCTAATGTTAAAAAGTTAGGACTTGGTAGCGGAAAGCCAAAACTACTTACAAACGAAAACTTTAAAGATGGTAAAGTAAAAGGTAAAAGCCGGCCGGGCAGAGTAAAACGTGCAGGCGCAAGTTGTAAAGGTTCTATAAGCAGCCTTAGGGCAAAAGCAAAAAAGTATAGCGGTGAGAAAGGCAAAATGTATCACTGGTGTGCTAACATGAAATCAGGTAAAAAATAATTATGCCAGCAAGAAACTATAAACAGTGGAACAGGATTCCAGGTAAGATCAACAGTGGTGAGTATGTTGATAGTCGAATATATTCCGACAAAAAGATATTTGAAGAAGAAATTGAAAAGATATTTTCAAAGGTGTGGGTTCCAGTATGTCACGAATCTGAACTACCTAAAACAAATTCTTTTCGTACAATGACTGTTGCGATGCAGCCAATCATTGTAGTTCGTATATCAGATAAAGAGATAAAGGCATATCATAACCAGAGTATCAGTCAACCTGCTGGCACATTAGCATTAGATATTTACGATGCTTCTCCAATAAGAACCGAGGTCAAGTATGGTGGATTCATATGGGTCACACTAAACGAGGAGATGGACAAGACAGTTGAGGAGTGGGCATCAGGATCATTTGATTGTATGCAAAAGTCCCTAGACGCAGAGCCGCTGGAGGTCTTTCACTATCACAAGGCCATCATACCTTGCAACTATAAGTTATGGCATGACACCAACTCGGAGTTTTACCACGACTATCTACACTACCACAATCGTGTAACAGGGTTCAATGATTCCTACTTTGCTCGTAAGAATATTGGATTTGATAACGGACATATAAACGTAGGCTCATTTGAGGTTCAGTATGACCAGTATGAAGGTTCTGAATCTAGGGATGAGTTATCGTTTCCACATTTACCTGCTAATCACTGGGAGATGATTGACTTTTTCCCAGGGGTCAACTTCAACCTACGAGGGTCAGCACTACGTTGTGACATTATGACACCAATTGCACCAGACAAGGTGATGATTGAGTTTCGTGGTCTTGGACTCAAGA